GCACCGGATGGAATTTTTTACATCCTACATGATGCGATTGATTTTCCGCCAGCACCAACCACTATCTGAAAGGTAAATGATGACCAAATACGAGGAATTAAAGAAGGCGCTTGAGTCGAACCGCAAGCACGAACGCCATCACACATTGGCTGAGACACGCTACTGGTGCAACCAATATAAGTTGCTGGCACAGCAAGCGATAGAAGCCCTAGCACAGCCAGCGCAGGAGCCTGTGGCTATGCGGTATGACTACGATGGCTACGGATACAAATACATCGACAGCGGTAGCGGTAGCGATTGGCAGACGCGCATAAAAGATGCCGAACCACTCTACGCCACCCCACCCGCAGCACAGCCAGCGCAGGAGCCAAGACTTGACCAAGGCCCAGACTACGAGCGTGGGTTCGTTGACGGGATGCTTTATCAAACACAAACCAGCGTCGATAAGGCGGTCAATGCGATTGCCCAGCCAGCGCAGGAGCCGGTGGCAGAAGTTGTTGAGGACTATTTCAGCAGACAAGTCAAAGGCATCAACAACTGGCATGCACTTCCAAACGGAACCAAGCTCTACACCACCCCACCCCAGCGCCCGTGGGTAGGGCTGACAAATGAGCAGCGCGATTACATTGTTTTGGGAATTGACGTTTTTGGTTTATCGGTAACAGAAATTCTTCTGGAAGCAGAAGCAAAACTCAAGGAGCAGAACACGTGACCAAACCAGAAGCCATACAAGCCCTCAAGCTGCTATCAGCACTGGAGTCTTGGGCGATGTCGCAAAAGGAGCGCATGCCCGACTACCTGCACGAAGACATCCAGACCAGCATGGAAGTCTTAGAGCGCATCATTTTGGAGCCGCAATCATGACTTGGAAAATCACACTGGCGTACATCGACGACAACACTGGCGAGTACACCAACATTCAAGAAACACTCACCGACCAAAGAGTGAATTTAGCCAACGTGGACGCACTTGAATTTGCGTTTCACAAACTCAAGGATCAATTGCAATTTCAACTCAAGGAGCAAACCACATGAGAATCATCGGCATCGACCCCGGCGCAACTGGCGCAATCGTACTGCTGGAGAACGGCACACCAATCGAGTGGCTGGACATGCCCACCACGCGCACCGGCACCACTACTCGCGTGGCTGCTGCTGCACTAGCCCATTGGATTGAAGACGCCCACGCAGACCACGTATACGTCGAATCTACGCACGCAATGCCCGGCCAAGGGGTGACATCCATGTTCAACTTTGGACACTCCTGCGGCACCGTTATGGGCGTTCTGGGCGCTATCAGCATGCCCCACACCATGATCACCCCGCAGGCTTGGAAAAAGGCCGCAGGGTTGATCGGTACGGACAAGGATGGAGCCCGAGCCCGTGCCATGCAACTGTGGCCGTCGTGGCGTGAACTGGACAAGAAAGGCAAGGGCCAAGCACTGGCCGACGCAGCACTGATCGCTTTGTATGGGAGCAAGAAATGAAAGCCGTGTACGACCTCGCAATCCGTGGCCTATCAGCACTTGGCATGTTCGCCGTGGTGATGTTCCTGCTGGGGTACACCTACGCATCCATTCCACTGGTGATGCAGAAGACCTGCACACCTTCTTTTATTGATCGGATTTTGAAGTGAACCTACCAGCCGGTAACCCCAACCTTATGCGCCAGAACCCCACATCGCAACTCGCCGCCGTGCCCAACAAACTGGGCGAAAAGAACCCTGCCCACTATGTGCGTGGTGGATATACCCCTCGCCAACGTGATGAGCACGAAGCATTGCCACCCAGCATCAACATCTGGGAGCAGCCGGTGTACGTGCCTGAAAACATGGCCCCAGTTCGCCGGGGTGCAGGTGATTTTTTGAACTACAAAAGCAGAGGTGTGTGATGACTGGATTCGCAAGCAAGCGCCAAGCGGCGTGGGACAAGTTCGCAGACCCTTGGAACGGGACTGGGTTGTGGCAAGAGATTGAAAGCGCTTTGGCCCATCAACCACAGCCAACGCAAGAATCCAAGGATTTGACAAATAAAAACCACCCAATTGAATACACGGAACACGTGGTCATTGGTAGAAACCCAGATCACGGGTATTGGTTGACTGAGGTGGAAGCTGTCACCAACTTTGCATGGCAATTAGAAAAATTCTTAAAGGGCGCAGAAGGCAAGCTGTTGTTTGTTCGTCGAGCACCAAAACTAGAACGCCATAAAGTGTTTGATCTGGACAAACCTGTTTACTACATGATCGGTAGATTTTCAATTGGGCAACTCAAGGACAAAAACGCATGAAGGCACTCTGGCCCGAACGCATTCGATCCTTGCTGCGCCGGGAGGATGACGGCCTCACCGTCAACTACATTGCAGAGGAACTGGGTGCACCTCCTAAGTCCATCGCCAAGGCTTTGGAGCGCATGCCTGACGCCTACATTGACCGGTGGACGGAAGCCGGGCACTGGAGTCCACACCAAGCGGTATGGTGCGTAGTAGCGGTGCCAGAAAACTGCCCCATGCCAACAAGGAAAACAACATGACCGACATTGCACAAAAATCAATCAACGATGCCGTGAACTACATTTACAGCCACGGCCACAAGTACGCCAACGCCAAAGGTGAACTCACGTACTTGGAAGAGTTCCGAAAGTCCAAGAAAGCCATGCTGATGAAGACCGCGCTGTCCAATGGCATCGCTAAGTCCTCAGCAGCCGCCGAAATGGAGGCATACGCCGATGTGGCCTACGTGGAGCTGCTCAAGGGAATAGCAGCCGCTACAGAGGCCGCAGAGGCCCTGCGCTGGGGTTTGGTTGCCGCGCAAGCCAAAATCGACGTATGGCGATCAACCGAGGCTTCCAACAGAGCCATGGATAAGGCTGTAATGTAAGATTGTGGCAATGGCTACCTTTAGCGGGGGAAAAGACGATTCGTTACCGTCCTGCCATTGCTCACTCAGTAACGCTTCCACCAATAACGAGGTGCGATATGACCATTTGGAAAACCATCAATCGATTCCCTGACTACGAAATTTCAGACGAAGGCGTTGTGCGCCGAGCAATTGGAGGCCGTGGAGCGATCAAGGGAAAAGTATTGAAGTGGCACACCCAAACTTCAACTGGATACCCAGATGTACGGTTTAGTGTTGACGGTAAGCAAACCGCTATCGCTGTACATCGGCTCGTGGCAAAAGCATTTTTGGGCGATAGACAAGACGGTATGCAGATAAGGCACTTGGACGGCGATAAGTTAAATAACCGCGCAGACAATCTTTGCTATGGCACAGCCCAAGAGAATGCGCAAGACAAGGTTCAGCACGGTAGAAGCTCAAAGGGCATCAAGAACCCTAAAAACAAATTGACTGAAGAGCAAGTTGCATCGATCAGGAAATTGCACGGGACAGTAAAAGCGAAGCATGCCGCATACATTTTTGGACTGAGCCAATCCACGATTTACAGAATATGGAATAAAAAATATTGGAGTCACTTATGAACGGCACCTATAACGCCAAGGAACGCGCATGGGTAGGGCTCGTCAAAGAACTCCCATGCAGCGTATGCGACGAGGCTGGCCCGTCCGACGCCCACCACATCAAGCAGGGGAACCACTTCACCGTGGTGGCCCTGTGCAAGTCCTGCCACCAAGGTTCTATGCTGGGCTGGCACGGCCAGAAGCGCATGTGGAACCTCAAAAAGATGGACGAAATCGACGCCCTAAACGTCACGATCCAGAGGGCGGTCGAGGCCATGAAAGCTTGAAAAGTGGAGTCGACTCCACCCATTAGGGTAAATATTTAGAAAATAAATGAAAAAAAGTTTGGAAAGGTGCCCACAAGTGCTTTAACTTGGTGTTAGAATTCACTCGCGGTCAAGCAGACCGTTCATTACCAAGGATTACGAAATGACCACTATCACTACCACCCCCGCTTCTGCTGACCAACTCGGCACCCTGCTGGCCCAGATCGCAGAGCTGACCAAGCAAGCCGACGCAATCAAGGACGCCATGAAAGATGTTGCATCTAAGGGCGAGGCCAAGGTCTTCGAGGGCGCACTGTTCAAGTCCACCTACTGCGAAGCCAATCGCACCGTGGTTGATTACAAGGCGCTGATTGCCGAAATCGGTGTCTCGGCCAGCATCATTGCCAAGCACACCAGCACCACCGCTGTGTTCAGCATCAAGACCACCAGCCGTTAATCGGAGGCCACCATGACACCACTGACCCAACGCCAAAAAGAACTGATCACCAAAAACGTGCTGGCCGCGTGCAAGGACATCAACAAGCTGAACAAGACCGGGTACGACTTTCTGTACTTGGCCCAAGGCTTCATTGCCCACTACAACTTGCAGGGCTTCAAGGACTACTACTCGGACGGTAGCCTGCAACGCGACATCGAGCGTAACGCACGCGCAAACCAGTGGAACAACTTCCGCAATGGTGAGCGCGATGCCGACTACTACCACGCCAAGCGTGATTGCTACAACATGATCCTTGGTGGTCTGGTAGCACGCGACGAGTTAGATGCGCAGAACTTCATGCGCGACCATTTTTCCATCGTTCACATCGGATAACCATCATGAAAATCAAAACCACCGTCCACATTCACTACACCAAATACCAATGGGAAGACAAAGGAGAATTCATAGTCTTCTCCTGCAAGTTGGAGGATGAAGAGCACCGCACTTACGTTGGGGAGCAGGAGATTGAAATTGAGATACCCGACAACTACGACCCGCGCCCAGCCAAGATTGCTGCCTTGCAAAGGGATTTGCAAAAAGCCGCAGCCGACTACCAAAAATCCGTGACCGACATTCAACGTCGTATCTCTGAACTGCAAGCACTGGAGTTCACAGCATGAGCACGCAACTGCCCCCTCACTCTAAGATCAGCTACCCATCGGTGCCCAACGACAGCTTCAAGTGGAGCAGCGGCTCCGACGTGCAGGCAACATGGCGCAAATATGGCTGGACTCCACCAAGTGAGCACATGACCCCACCCCCGCCAGAAAAAAAGGCGGACGAGGCCTTCAAGCCCCTGCGGAGGTTCAAATAACATGGGTGAAATGGCAGATATGTATGCCGATATGGCAGCACGACTCCCTGACTGGGATGATGATCAATATGGCCCAAACAATCGCTTTGATGAGTTCAGAAAAGACGCGTGGGTTACCAAGGACGGCAAGAATATTGCAATCAAAGAAATGTCCGACCACCACTTGCTGGCATCGTTCAAAATGTTTGGCGATGAGCGCCTACGGGATGAAATGATCATCCGACTGTTTGAAACCATGACTCAACCACAGATAGGATTTTTTAAATGAACGAGACCAAAGAACTGAGCCTCATCACACCCATGGAGGCGTACGCCACCACCGACGGTGAGCTGTTTCACGACCCGTTGGAGGCGCAGGCTCACCAACACGGCATCGACATCACCCCTGAAGTAGAAAAGTACCTTGGCATTGGGTTTCTCTACACCCTGAACGGCTACGCCAACAGGCATGCCATCGTCAACTGGGAAATTGCCCGAAAACTTGAACAACTGAAAGCACAAAATGTCTGAAAAAGAACTGAGCCCCCTCGCCCGTCAACTACTTGGTAGCAGCGGCCACGTCAAATTTTTTACGCAACAGGAGTTTGACGAGGCTCTGGCGCTGGCTCAAGCCGAGATCATGCACGTGGCCGTGGAGACCACCAAGCGTGCCATCATGATTGAGCGAGAAGAGTGCGCCAAGATATGCGAGGGCCGCTTGCAAGAAGGGCTTGCCTTTGAGGGAACCGCCGAGACCATCCGCAACCGTATCCCTTCCCAACGCCAATAGGAGGCACCATGACCAAGAGTGAGATGAAGGCCCTTGCAAAGTACACCATCGCGCTGGAAGAGCACATCAACGCCGAGATGCGCAAAATTTTCGACAAGGAGGGGGATGAGATCGCCATGAACGTCCTGCTCAACGTGGGCACCTCTATGCTCGCCAAGACCATGCTATTGGCTCCAGAAAGCCACCGGGACGATCTGGTGGGGGTACTGGCTACCCTGATCGACGTGAAGGTGCAGGAAGGCGGTGCCATGATTGAATCCTTCAAGGCTATCGGCAACGCCATGGTGCATTAACCTTTTCTGAAAGAAATTTATGCGCGTTTTATCTTGGTTTTCATGTGGTGCCGCCAGTGCTGTAGCCACCATATTGGCTGCTGAAAAGTATCCAAACATTGAGGCGGTGTATTGCAAGGTGCAGGAAGAGCACCCCGACAACATGCGGTTTTTAGCGGATTTTGTACGTGTGACAGGGATACCCGTCAAAACAATCGTGAATGAAAAGTATGGCGGTTCCATCTATCAAGTTTTTGAAAAAGGCAAGTTTCTCAAAAGCAAAGATGGTGCCCCCTGCACCCTTCGGCTAAAAAAGGAAATGCGCCGCCAGTATCAAAAGCATGGTGACATCCAAGTTTTTGGGTACACAACCGATGAGCAAGACCGTGCAGATCGCTTTATTGACGCCAACAATGATGTCACTGTGGACTTTGTTTTGATCGATGCCAAGATCAGCAAGCAGGATTGCTATGCACGCCTAGTGCAACTGGGGATTGAGCTTCCAGCTATGTACCAGCTTGGGTACTCCAACAACAATTGCATTGGCTGCGTTAAGGGCGGCATGGGGTACTGGAACAAAATCCGAAAAGATTTTCCAGAGAACTTTGATCGAATGGCAAAGCTGGAAAGGGTCATCGGCCACTCCGTCAACAAAGACGATAAAGGCCCCGTTTACCTTGATGAACTACACCCCAGTCGTGGGCGCTTCAAGGATGATTCACCGGCTGATTGTGGCTTCACTTGCGAGCAAAAATAAAAACAGGATGCATTAGGGAAAACACCTAGTTCCAACCCACTTTAATTTTGTGTTAGAATTCTTCTACCGCAAGATTAGCGGGTTTAACTTAGGATTACAAAATGAACATCATCGACACCCTAATCGCTCGCATCGAAGAGTACCGCGCCACCAACAAGCAGCCATGCAAGAACTACGCAACCCAGCAAGCCGCAGAGAAAGCAGTTGCCAAGGCCGCAGAAGCAGCAGGCAAATACTTTGACACCGAAGGCCGCGCACCACGCTACGTTGTGTTCTTTGTCCCCGCATGGGGCCGCTGGGTTGGCGCAATGGACTACACCGAGATGTTCAGCCGCTCCACGGCGGGCGGTGGCTACGTTGGTGCCATCACTGGCTTCTTCACGTACTGAGATGAACGTATGGCCATTCCCACCACCCGGTGGGCCAACCCCTTGGACTCCCGCCCAACAGCGGGAATACCAGCGCCAGCAGCGCGAACAACTTCCCGACGCACCTTTTTGAAAGAAAACCATGGCAACCAAACCAGCAGCAAAGAAAACAGCCCCACCAGCGGCCAAAAAGACCCCAGCCAAGGCCAAGCTACTCCAAGCCCCCGCCAAGGCCGTAAAACCGGCCTCCAAGCCCCGCCAAGAGCCCGAGCCTACCTACCACATGCCCATGGAGGTCAAAGAGTGGATTGATCAGGCCACAAGCCGCATGCGCAGCCTTCAAGCCAAGATCGACCGGCTGGAGCTGGAGAACATTGCGCTCAAGTCTTACAAGAAGTGGGCCGAGCACCGCATTCTGGGGAGTAGCCATGAGTGACGTAGACCAAGGCCAAGTAGGCGGCAACCACTACAAGGCCATGGCCGTACAGCCATGGCACATCATGGAGTCCATCCTAAGCCGAGAAGAGTTCATCGGCTATCTCAAAGGAAACGTAATCAAGTACGGGATGCGCCAAGGCCGCAAGGGCGAAGACGATGCCGGAAAGTGCCGCCACTATCAGCAGAAGCTGAAAGAGGTGTTGGAGCAGTTCACCAACCTTTATTCGGAGTAAACCATGAAACCCACTATGTACCTGCGCATCCACGAGCGCATGGTGACCCAGAAGGTGGACACCCTTCCCGGCGACGACGTTCAGGGCTTCGTGACAAAAACCGTGCCCGTGTACATCCTCCAGCAGTTCTGGGAGCACCCCAACGGGAAAGAATCCGCTGGCGATATGTTCACCCTCATCATGGGATCGTGGCACGACCTGCCGGTGGTGAAAGCATAGAACGCCAACTTCAGGTTAAACTTCCACCCAATGCGCTGAAACATCGCGTGGAAGGAAAAAAGACATGACAGACAAAAAGCAGGCCGCGACCAAAAACAAGGGTGGTGCCACATCCACATACAACCCAGAGATCGCACGAATAATGTGTGAGAAGCTCAGTGAGGGAATACCACTGAGACAGATATGCAGGGAGAACGAAGGATTCCCAGCATGGAGGACGGTGTATGACTGGATGCGGAAAGACCCAGACTTAGCCACAGCCATCGCACATGCGCGTGATGTTGGTTACGACGCCATGGCCGAGGAATGCTTGGACATCGCTGACAACGCTGGGAACGACTGGATGGAACGCCTTGACGCTGAGGGACGCCCGGTTGGCTGGCAGGTGAATGGTGACAACATCCAGCGCTCCAAGCTACGGATCGAGACCCGGCTCAAGCTTCTGGCGAAGTTCAACCCCAAGAAGTACGGCGACAAGGTTGTCCACGCCGGTGACGACGTGAACCCGGTGATCATCGAAAACAACCACAACGTCTTCGGTGAGCTGCTCAAGAACCTCAAGATGCAAAGGCAGGCCGAGCAATGATTGAACCATTTATCGTATCCGATGCCAAGCCCTGCCCGTTTTGTGGAGAGCAAGGGCTGACCGTGGGTGAGGGCGACACCTACCGCTGGCGTGTGGCTGTCTGCAACTTCTGCGGCGCACAAGCCCCAGACGTTCGGTGTTCCATCAGCGAGGGCCAGACGCGGGATCAAGCCTACGCCGACGCCAACAAACGCGCCATTGACGCATGGAATGAACGAGCATGAAATACCGCCAAAAGCCCGTGGTAATCGAAGCCAGACAGTGGTTCAAGCTGGGCGACCACCCCGCCGTTCGTGATGGCGACTACCCATACATTGACACCCCAGAGCGAGATATTCTGGTCGAGCCCGGAGACTGGATCATCACTGGAGTCAAAGGTGAGCTTTTTACCTTCAAACCCGACCTATTTGAACTGATATACGAGGCAGCAGAATGATCCACTTCATCAAAGAGGGCGACATCCGCCGAGTCGGCCTGAACCTTTACCGCGCCGCTGGCGGCTTTGTGGCCGTGTGGGCATGGTACGACGTTGTTACGCACACCATGTCCCATCGTCGCTTCCGCCTGCGCCTGCACATCAAGCCATGGATCGTGCGGTCGTCTGGGCACTTCAACGTCATCGACGAGTACCTGATGATGCACCGCCTTGCGCTTGTCCAGCGCGAGGTGCTGGAAGACCTAAGCCTTTTGGAGGCGGACATCAAGAGCATCAACGAGTCCTACGCATACATCAAGCCCCAATGAGTGCTCTCGAAGTCGTCATGGAGGACGAGAAGACCCAGAAAGAGTTCACCGCCCTCAGCCCGCACCAGCAGATCGTCTTCAACTGGCAGTTCAAGTGGCTGAACGAACAGGCCCTGAAGCACCAAATTGAGCCTGCGGGCGACTGGTGGAACATCTGGCTGCTGCTGGCCGGTCGAGGCGCAGGAAAGACCCGTGCAGCGGCTGAGACGCTGGCGGCTTGGGCATGCGAAGAGGCTGGCACCCGGTGGCTGGTGTCGGCTCCAACGTCCGGCGACTTGAAGTCCACCTGCTTCGAGGGTGACTCCGGCCTGCTCAAGGTCATTCCGCCCCTACTGGTAGCCAAGTACAACTCCAGCCTGCACGAGATCACGCTGGTCAACGGGAGCCTGATCAAGGGCATCCCCGCGTCCGAGCCTGAGCGCTTCCGTGGCCCGCAGTTCCATGGTGGGTGGCTGGACGAGCTGGCCGCATGGGAGTACCTGCGTGAGTCGTGGGACATGATCCAGTTCGGCATCCGTTTGGGCACGCGCACCAAGCTGATCTGCTCCACCACACCCAAACCCAAGGACGTGGTGCTGGAGTTGATCGACCGTGAAGGCGACGACGTGACCATCACGCGGGCCAGCACGTACTCCAACATCAAGAACCTTGCGCCCAGCTTCCAGAAGCAGATTCTCCAGTACGAGGGCACCAACCTTGGGCGGCAAGAAATCCACGCCGAGATCATTGACCCAGAAGAGGGCGGCATCGTCAAGCGCGAGTGGTTCAAGCTCTGGGGCGCGGGTAAGCCCTTCCCCAAGCTGGAGTACATCCTCCAGTCCTACGACTGCGCCACCAGCGACAAGACCATCAACGACCCCACCGGCTGCATCACCTTTGGGGTGTTCAAGCCACTGGACGGCGGCATGTGCGTCATGATCCTTGACTGCTGGCAAGACCACCTGCAATACCCGCAGCTACGTCCCAAGGTGATCGACGAGTTCGAGGTGGTGTACGGCGAAGGCAAAGGGAAGAAGCGCGTGGACGTGATCCTTGTGGAGGACAAGAGCGCCGGTATCAGCCTGATTCAGGACTTGCAACAGGCCAGCTTGCCCGTCATCGCGTACAACCCCGGACGAGCCGACAAGGTGCAGCGCCTCAGCATCGTCGCCAACATCATCAAAGCCGGTCGCGTCTACGTCCCTGAGTCCAGTGTGAAGCCGGGATTCGTCAAGGACTGGGCCGAGGGCTGCGTGAGCCAGATATGCAGCTTCCCCGAAGGAACGGTGCACGACGAGTTCGTCGATTGCATCAGCCAAGGCCTGCGCTACCTGCGTGATGCAGGCTGGATCAGCATCGACTTCCCCCGCGAAGACAGCGTGGACGAGGACGACATCTTGGACGCGGACGAATACAACCAGCGTGCCCGATCCATGACCAACCCGTACTCCGCTTGAGTGGAGTCGACTCCACCTTACAGGAAACTTACATGAACTATGGATGCCACAACCGGCGAGAGTTTGACCAGATCGTGGCCGTTCAAGATGGCTGGTATCAAAACTTCATGAGCGGCTGGACACGGGAGGCCAGCATGAAGTCCGTCCCCTTCACCATGGCCCGTGACTGCCAGTACACCAAGACCGCGCTGGGCCAAGCCGACTCCAAGTGCCAAGGGTGCAAGCATAGACTTGACATCTAGTCAAAGGTATGATCGGGGGAAATCGTTTATCGGGGTCAAATTCACATGACTGGAACCAAATATGACACAGCACAAGAAGGCCCATTCTGGCGCGTCCGTCCACGCCGCACTCAAAAAAGCAGCACAGCTAAGCAAGAGCATCGAAAAGATACTGGGAAAGACTCCAACGATGCACGCGGACTACCACGAGGCAAGCATGCGCAACCACTTGCGGATGCGGACATCAGGGAAATAATCCGCTCCAAGACTGGGCTCGCCCACCAAGCTGCTGACGCCTACACCCGCCAGATGTTTGGCCGGGCGTATGCCCCCATTGAGAACAGCGAGAGTTCCCTACGCAAGCAAGGCCCAATCGGCCAAGCCTTCAATCTGGCAGCGATCGAGCACCCCGAGTACAAGCAGGCCGTCTTTGAGGCGTACCAAAAGCACCTGCCCGAGGCCATGAGCGCCAAGGACTACGACGACCTACTCGCCAAAGCTTACAACCAGCTTGCACATGAGACCAAGCAGCAGTTCCACAGCCTGCCGGTGGACACCAGCTACCACCGCAACGGTGAAGGAAACTATCCCAGCAGCAAGCACATGCTGGCGGACATCTACAACAACCGCCACCTGAACGTCTTCCAAGGCGGCGACAAGCACGACTTCCTGCACGAGATTGATCCTGAGACCGGCCTGAACACCAATGAAATGTTCCGGGCCGTGCACGACTTCTATGGACATGGAGTCCATGGCACCGAGTTCGGCCCCAAGGGAGAAGAGAAGGCGTGGGCCGCTCATTCCGCCATGTTCAGCCCACTGGCACAAGCTGCGCTCACCGCAGAGACCCGAGGCCAAAACAGCGTGGTCAACTACACCCCGCTCAATACCGAAATCAAGCGTGCCGTGCGTGACTTGGACGAAAAGATTCACCACGCCCGCCGCAGTGGCCGTGACGATCTGGCCGACCAAGCGCAGGAAATGAAACGCGACCTGCTGTCCAACCACTTCCAGTACGCCCCGCAAAAAGCCGTGCTGCTGCCGCCCGAAATGAATCGTGGCGACTATGCCGGTGGCGTGCCCAGCTACATCAAGCACCTGATCAAGCCCCAGAACCCCACTGGCGCTGAACTCACGCATTTCAGCAACGAGCCCAACCTGACCCAAACCGACCCCAGCCGTTATGGCACCGGCATCAAGGGAGCTGAGGCTGAACGCCTGCAAGACCCTGCTGCCGTCCGTGAACGCACGTACTTCTATGCCGGTAACCCCGAGCGCGGCGAACAAGGACTGGGCACCCACAAGTACCACACCAAGGCAGAAGACCTTTACGACGTGGCAAGCGACCCTCAAGGGCTGCATGCACTGGCACGGGAGCACAACACTACGCCATGGACGGCAAAGGCCAACCAAGGGCTCACCAATGCCCAAGGCGCGTTCACCGATCTGGAGCGACTTGCCCATGAGCATGGATATGGTGGCGTCCTACAGCGCAACACCCAGATGCCCATGGCCGCACTGTTCAAGCCAGTGCCGGTGCAACGTGCTCACATGGCTGGTGGCGGCACCACCGACATTGACGCCATGATGCTTGCCACCATGAGGCCGCACAAACATCGCGGTGGCACAATCAAGGATCACATAACCATCACGGAGCGCCCCCTATGAGCGGACTGTACTCACCCATCAATCGCGCAGCAGAGTCAATCCACCGCCCCAAGGGCACCGGCGCGGAGTACATGGCCGAACTTCAGAAGAAGCCCGGCTACAAGCCCGCTGAAGCCGAGGATCGTGACCTACAAGCCCTCATGGCGCTGCCACAGATGGAGCGTGCAGCCTTCATGGAGAAGCTGCAAGCCCAGAAGAACAAGTTCCCGCTCAAGATGCGTGAGCTGGAAGGCACCCAAACCCATCATGATGACTACACCATGCCCGGCGGCGAGAACTACCGCGAAATCCTGTTGCACACACCGATGCCCGAGGGCCAAGGCTTTGAAGGCCGCTCACATCACTTCGGTGGCATGCCCAACATCCTCGCCAGCATTCGCGTGAAGGATCGCATGACGCCTGAAGGCAAAAAGATGCTGCACCTTGAGGAAATCCAGTCCGACTGGCACCAGCAGGGGCGTGAGGCTGGATACCAACCCAAGGACTTGGACAATCAGCTCAAAGAGGTGGCACAGTGGAAAAAGCGCCTTGAAAAGACTCAATTTCTTGGCATGGACAAGTACGAATACGCCGAGCACATGAAAGCCTTGGAGGATGCTGAGGAAGAGCAGAACAAGTTGGAGCAGCTCAAGGAAGAGGGCGTCCCTTATGGCCCCCACGCAAAAGACTGGCACGAGCTGGCACTCAAGGCCATGATCCAGCACGCCGCTGAGAACGGCTACGACCAACTGGGCATTACACCCGGCGCGGAGCAGGCCAAGCGTTTCAGCCTCAGCAAGCAGGTTGGATCAGTCTCCTACAACCCTGAGACCAAGCACTTCCAAGCTTTCAAGCCCAACCGCGAAACCATCACCAACGAGAAGGGTGCGACACCTGAACGCATTCAAGAACTGATTGGCAAAGAGGCTGCTGCCAAACTGCTGCAAGCGCCGCAGACTATGGGCCATCACTACCTTGAAGGTGAGAACCTTGACATCGGCGGCGAGGGCATGAAGGGTTTTTACGACCGCATGGTGCCCAGCTTCCTGAACAAGTTCGGCAAGAAGCATGGCGTGCAAGTGCAGCAGGGTGCCATTGGCACTGGTGAACACCGCGTGGTAAACGACGGCCATGCCGATCTACCGCATCGCGTATCCAACTCGGAAGGGTTTGTATCACGTCACGCTACACCTGAAGAGGCGCAGGCGCGAGCAGCACAACTGAACCAAGCACCCGTCCACACGTTCGACATCACCCCAGCCATGCGCGAGGACATCCTCAAGAACGGCATACCCCGCTACGATGAAGGCGGGATCATTCACAAAGCAGAAGGCGGCAGCATGCAAGAACCCTCAATCCACCAAATGCGCAATGCGCTCATGGGTCGCCCCAACGTCACCAGCCTGAGCAACCTGACCTCCATCGGTGCCCAAGAGGCACCCAGCATGCCGGTCAAGACGTTCATCCCGCCTCATGGCGCTGCAACCAATGGCAGCATTCCCGTGGGTGGAGTCGATGAGAACGTAATGCAGCCCGGCCAGCAACTGATGCCCCAACAGCCTCAGCAGCCCCAGCAGCCCGGCCAACCTCAAGCTGGCGCACAGCCTCAGCAAGGCCAGCCACAGCCGCCACAAGGGCCTCAGAGCAACATCCTGAGCATGACACCCCAAGGTCAGGCCATGGCCGCTATGCGCCCTGCTGGCATGGCGGATGGTGGCGTAGCACGCTTTGATGATGGTGGTCAACCAAAGAAGGTGAAATACATACCTCCCGGCATGGGGCGAGGTGAAAATGAGCCGCCACTTCCCCGTGTGGCACCAATGTCCAAAGCAGAAATTGAACGTATTGCCTTGCGCATGGCCCCACAAATTGCTGGTCAGTACACACCCGTTGCGGAAAAGCCTCAAAAACAGTTTGCCAGTGAGCAAACTATGCGCCACGATATTCAGCCCACCGCAAGCGCTTTGAACCCAACCCAAGATGTTGACTTGGCGCACCACATCAAAAAAGTGATGGTGGGCTTGCCCGGTGACTACACCACCACCAATCAAGAGGTGCGTGGAGTCGCGGGAAAGAAATTGAAATATCCAGTAGTTCAACAAGGTGGATCACGCTACGGTGAGACTCATCCCAATGCAATCTGGGCTTCCAACAAAGAAGCCGCAGAAAACATGATGAATTTGGCGGATGCTGCCTCCCGCCAATATGGCGATGCAGAAGTGTTGGCAAATCACATCAAGATGGGGCCGGAGTCCGCGTACTACGCCAAGCACTACGTCCGAGCCATGCTGTCGGCCATTGAGTCTGCCCGCTTGAATCGTGCCCAGAAGGAAGAGCTGACAAAAATGCTGCGGGAGAAAGAGTTTGGCTACGGCCAGTTCCCCGACGCACCACACGTCAAAAACATGGAAGACCTGTACGCCCACATTGACACCGATCCCAACTTCCGCCGCCACGTTGGTGCGATGATGAACCGCAAGTACGCCACCGAGCCCTACGGCATCATTTCTGGCGCGGACATGCTGCATGCAACTTCGGAGCCGGAATTGCGCAACTTGGAGACTGGTGTCACGGGCCACTCTATCGGCGAGCTGCACTTCAACAAGCCATTGACTTCATCCTCGCACAGCACATACAGCCACGACATCCCCGGAAGCTTTTTGGGCAAGCTGCCAGTGCCGGTGCCATACGAGCTGTCTTTCCCTGATGCCGTCAACGCATTGCGCAACAGCAAAGACCCGGCGCACAAGAAATCTTTGTTTGGGTCACTAAAAATGTTTGGGGCACGTCAACCCATTGACCAGCAGTTGGTGGATGAGATTGGGCAGTACCGCGACCGCATCAAACAATTGACCGGCAAGAAAAAAGGCGGTGGAGTTAAACTACACACCGACCAAGACACCATGGCGCTGGAACTCAGCCGCAAGAAAAAGGTTAAATGATGGCCGACATTGACGACAACGAAGACACCCAAGTCACAGAGAACGACGATGGCAGCGCCACCGTGGACATGCCTGATGTCCAAACCGAAGAGCAGGCTGACGGCTCGGCCATCGTAACCATCGAAGGTGGTGGCCCCCAAGACAACCCCGATTTCTACGGCAACATGGCCGAATGGTACGACGACGGCGAGCTGGGCACGCTGACCATGCGCTACCTCGACATGCTTGAGATTGACAAGCAGGCCCGAGAGCAGCGCGACAAGCAATACGAAGAGGGCATCAAGCGCACCGGCATGGGCAACGACGCCCCCGGTGGTGCCACGTTCATGGGTGCGTCCAAGGTGGTTCATCCCGCCATGGCTGAGGGCTGCGTTGATTTCGCCGCCAAGGCCATCAAAGAAATGTTCCCGCCAGACGGCCCTGTCCGCACCAAGGTGCTGGGCAAGATGGATGAATTAAAGCAGGAGAAATCCGAGCGCAAGCGTGACTATCTGAACTGGCAGATCACCGAGCAGATCGAAGAGTTCCGCGACGAGCAAGAGCAACTGCTGACCCAGCTCCCACTGGGCGGATCGCAATACTTCAAGCTGTGGTTCGACGAGAAGAAGAAGCGCCCCTGCGTGGAGTTCTTGCCAATCGACCGCATGATCCTGCCGTTTGCAGCGACCAACTTCTACACCGCCCAGCGTGCTGCTGAGGTGCATGAAATCACCGAGTACGAGTTCAAGCGCCGAGTCAAGAGCGGCATGTACCGCGACATCAACCTGATCCAGTCCAACACCCAGCCCGAGCAAAGCAAGGCCCAGAAGGCCAACGACAAGATCGAAGGAAAGAAGTGGGAAGACAATCAAGACGGCTTGCGTGAGGTGTTCCACATCTACACGTACTTGGAGCTGGAAGACGACAAAGAGACCAAAGGCGAGTCCGCCCCCTACATCCTGATGATTGACAAGCTGGACAACAAGGTTGTTGGCCTGTACCGGAACTGGGAAGAGGAAGACGAGACCATGACCAAGCTCGACTGGATCGTCGAGTTCAAGTTCATCCCATGGCGCGGTGCATACGCCATTGGCCTGCCTCACCTCATTGGTGGCCTCAGCGCCGCCCTGACCGGCGCTCTGCGTGCCCTGCTGGACACCGCCCACATCAACAACAGCGCCACCATGCTGAAGCTGAAGGGTGCCAAGATCAGCGGCCAAAGCCAGCAGGTTGACGTGACCCAGATCGTGGAGATTGAAGGCGCACCCGGCGTGCAGGACATCCGCCAGATCGCCATGCCCATGCCGTTCAACCCGCCCAGTCCGGTTCTGTTTGAGCTGCTGGGCTGGCTGGACACCGCTGCCAAGGGCGTGGTATCGACCAGCGAAGAGAAGATCGCGGACGTGAATGCCCAAGCCCCCGTGGGCACCACCCAAGCCCTGATTGAGCAAGGCGCGGCGGTGTTCTCGTCGATCCATGCCCGCTTGCATGAGTCCCAAGCCCGCGTGCTAAAGATTCTCTGCCGTTTGAACCGTTGGCACTTCGACGAAATGCGCAAGGGCGACATCGTTGCCGACTTGGAAATTCACCGCGACGACTTCCAAAAGAACACCGATGTCATTCCGGTGTCCGACCCGCACATATTCTCCGAGACGCAGCGCATGGCCCAGATGCAGGCTGTGCTGGCGCTGGCGGACAAGCACCCGGATCAGTTCGACATGAACGCAGTCTTGAGCCGCTCGCTCAAGCAGATGAAAATCCCCAACATCAATGAGCTGATGAAGGACGTGCCAGCGCCCGAGCAACGCACCAGCGCCGACGAGAACGCTGCCATGTTGATCGGCCAGCCTGCCTACGCCTACATGCAGCAGGATCACATCGCCCACATTCAGGATCACTTGCAGTTCGGCATGAACCCATTCTTGGGCCAGTCGCCGTTCGCAGACCCCAGCTACCTGAACCACTTGATTGAGCACATCAAACAGCACATGACGCTGTGGTACTTGAACCGGAGCAACGGCTATGTGGCCGAGTCCCGTGGTGGCAAGCCGGTGGACGACTACGATGATCCTCGCATGACCGGCACCATCGACC